AAAAAGACCTTTTTACGGTTCAACTTCCAACAGGTAGTGACCAAAAACAACTGATTGCAAATGCTGATAAATCAGAAGCAGAGCAAACAACAATTTTGCTTCAAGCCTGTGTGCTAAAGATAAACGACAACCCTGTCTATAGCGCATTACAGGTACAGCATCTTGGAATGGTAGATAGAAAGAACATCGTTAAAGAAATCAATAAGCGAGTACCCGGACCTCAGTTTACTGACCTACAAGTTACGTGTCCTGAGTGTGAAGGCGAGGTAACGGTATCCATTAATTTGGGAACCTTGTTTCGCCTGTAGTTACACGTCGTACTTAGAACTGTTCTCACAGTGGGCAGCAATAAGTGCAAATCATGAGGGATGGACACTATCTGATATAAAAGACATGTCAGTAAGAGAGAGACAAAATTGGCTAGAACTAGCCAAGGCAAAGGCAGAAAGGACAGGTAATGGCATTTAACTTTATGGGTAATGTAAAAACACTTACCTCTTCTGTTACTACCCTTAAAAAAGAACTCTCTGGTGTCTACGACGTCTTAAAAAAGATTAAAGGACTTGGACCATCAGCATTTGGGGACGTCAATGCGGTTCTGTCCAAAAGCGGTCAATTTGGTAATGGGCAAGGAACACCTGTATTTGGAAAAACATCTGTAAGTGGTGCGCCAAAGTTTTCAAGCCAAACACCTATGGCTGCTGCCAAACCAGGCTCAAATGCGCAGCAAAGTAACTACGAAAGCACTTCCGAAAGGATAAACAGTGCGTACCTAGACGTCGGTATACGACAAGCCTCATTTGGTAAAATAGCTGCAGGAGCTCAGATAGCAACGGCTATTGTTGGTGGCTTTTCAAGTATGCTTCCAGACGTTGGAGCAGTAGCACAAAGAGCTGGTTCATATTACGGCTCTTCAGCTATGCTCGGAGGCAGTAATAGAACTCAAAACCAATTAAGCACAATGGCAGCCATGAAGGGCGGCATAACAGGCCCTATGGGTACTGCCGAAGCTTTTGGTACATTTACTAACTACAGCTTTATGCCTGGTAGTGCAAACATGAAGATGGGCTTGGAACAAACAAGCGCAGCAGCAAAAGCATTGAATATGGACAACGCAGCTGCTTCATCTGCAATTGGAGCGTTGTCTACAGGAAGTATGGGAGCTCAGCTCTACCAGTACGGTATTAACCAGTACGACACAAAGGGTAACTTGCGCACACCTGGCGCTATAGCAAAAGACCTTATGAAGAATGTCTTTTATGCTGGAAAAGATGTAACTAAAATTGGTGCAGAGCAATTTGCAAAAGACTCTATGGGTATGAACCTTGATTATCAGCTATCTACCATGGGTATTACAGGTGAAACAGCGACTTTAATAAAAGCTTCAATGGGACAAATTGCTTCAGGAAAAAGCGGCGAATTAAAAGATTTTAAAACATCTGATAATCCTTTAAATCCTTTCTACAGAATTAATGACTCCGAAGAAAGCCTTACTCAAGATTCTGAAAAAGGCTTATTAAAAGGAGCAGAAACTGCAGCAGCAGCTTTAGAAAAACTAAACAAAGCATTAGAAAAGACACCTGAATTAATTTTGCAAATGAAGGGCGCACTACAAACCTTTAATGGAACAAAATCAGGTAGTGGCGTAACAAGTCTGCTTACAAACGTACTCACAGGAATTGGAGCTTGGAAACTAGCAGGTGCAGCTAAAACTGCCCTTACTGCTGCAAAAGCTGGTGGTGCAGCAGTCGCAACCACTTCAGCAGCTACTGCTGCAACTGCTGCAACTGCTGCTACTGCCGCTACAGGAGCAACTGCTGCTACTACTGCTGCTGCTGGTACTGCTGCTACTGCTGCTACTGCTGCTACTACAGCAGCAGCTGCTACAGGAGTAAGTGCTACTGCTGCTACTGGTGCAGCAACTGCAGCGACTGCAGCAACTGCTGCTGCAACAGCTAGAGCAGCAAGATTAGCTACGATAGCTAAAGTTGCTAAAGGTGCAACTGTTGCAGGAGCTGTTGCAATGGCGGGAGGCTTTGTTGGTGACAAAATAAAAGGAGATTCAGAAAAAGGTAGTTTAAGAAGTCGTCTTGGCAAATCAGCTAAATTTGCCTCTACAGCTTTTGCTGCAACAGCACTGATAAATGCTATACCTGGTCTTGGTCAAGTCAGTTCTGGAGCAATTACAGCGTTAGCAGCAACTGCGGGATTTTTAATGGGTGGACCAACAGATGGGTTCTCTTCTTCAGCGGGTTCCCAAGTAAACGCATTTACATTTAGTTCTGGTTCTCAACCTATGGCTAATGGTGCTTTAGCTGCTTCAATGGGTTCCACCTCTCTCTCTAAACAAATGGGAGCTGGGTTTGGCGCAAAAGACTCATCATTAGTAATGGCTGGAGCTTTAAATTATCACACAGGTCAAGACACTCCTATGCCAACTGGTACGCCTGTCTATGCTCGTTTTGCTGGAAAAGTAGTATCTAGAAACTTAAGTAGAGATTTAGGTATTGCAGTAGAAATAGACCATGGTGATGGATACTCATCTATTTACGGTCACTTAAACATAAAGTTAGTTCGTTCTGGTCAAGAGGTTAAAGTTGGAGATCAAATTGGTAAGTCTGGTTCCACGGGCACCGTTCGCGGCCCTCACTTGCACTTTGAATTACGTAAAGGAAAAGTACCTACTGACCCTAACGCCTACTACCCAGGCGGCGATGGACAGAAAAACACCTCTTCTAGTGCAGCTGGTGCGTCTCCTACTGCGTCTGGAGACCCTACGGGTGCTGCTGTTGGAGAAGGTGTTAGAGCAAATGCTAAAGAGATACACGCTTGGCTTCTGACCCAAGGACTAAGCCAAAATGGAGCCACTGGAGTGGTCGGTAACTTAATCCAAGAGTCTGGTCTGCGTACTGGAGCGGTTGGAGATGGTGGAACTTCCTTTGGAATTGCTCAATGGCACAAGGGCCGTGGAGATGCGCTAAAGAAGTTTGCTGCCTCTAAAGGCATGAATTATCTAGATATTGAACTTCAAAAAATGTTTTTGTTAAAAGAAATGAAAACATATGGGTCAATGATGAAAAAGTTAAAAGACCCTAACGTTACAATTATGGATGCTGCAAGAGTATTTATGACAGATTTTGAGCGACCAAAAGACCAAAGTGATAAAGCTGCTGCTACACGAGCAAGTCTTGGAATTGGCGCAATTCAAGGTGGTCCTAAAGATGGATTTAACACAAACGTTATTAATGCAAAGCCGTATGAGATGTCCCTTCACACCGCTAGAGGTAAAGAGCTTTCACAGGGTGACACAAATAACATCTACGTTACTCTCCAAATACAGCAAGCTACTCAGCACGAAGCAGAAGCTTTTGCAAAGACTTTGAAGAAATATCTTGAAAAAGATAATAAACTTGAGAAGATAGGAAGCAACTAATGGGAACTCCAACACCTACTGATGCTCAACGAGATAAAGATGCTACAAAAGCCGCTAAAGATGCCATAAAAAAAGCAGAAGAGGCTGCTAAAGAGAAAAAAAGACAGGCAGCAATTACACAGCAAATTAAAGATTTACAAAGAAAACGAGACTATTCGCCAAACGGTGGGCTGAAAAAGATGCTAGCAGATTGGATAAGAAGTAAAGCCACAGCTAATGAGCAATTGTTAATTGAGATTGCAAAACCGAAGCCTTACAGCGTGCAAACAGCTAAAAATATACTTGCACTTCAAAAAACCGTAAAAACATACGAGGATCTTGCTACGAAAGTAAAAAAAGAAATAGATGACATTAATGCTAGAATTAAAGAACTTACCGCTTCTAGAAAAAAAGGTTATGTCTTTAAACCTAAGTACATCTTTCCGCCAAAACCAAAAGATGAAACACCTGCCCCACCGGCAAATTATGACGGAATAAAGTATAAGTACAATATACCTATGATGAAAAGCGCTATGCATCATCCTTTTGGTGTGCAATCAAGGTCGGTTTTAGACCCTAGCGCACTTGGCGGCCCAACTTACACAAATGGAAGACAGGCTTTTAAAGGCTTAAAAACTAACGACTACATTGGTGGAGAACAGCAATGGCAAGGAGTTGTTCCTTCTAGAGGCACCATTCAAATGAGTAAAATGTTTGCAGAAAACGCAATCACTACTAAAGCTGAAAGAGATGCTGCTATAAAATCGGGCGTGAAGTTTAACGACACTCCGTATGGCTTTAGGTTCTTGTACAACCCAACCGACGTGTCAATGGCTTGGGGTATTGTGGACGCATTTTCTCCTCAATATGCAGCAAGTGGGGCTAATGGTATGACTGGAGTTGCAGCAGGCCTTATGAAAGGAACAATTGCTTTTACCCTAATACTAAACCGAATTGAAGATATGGGAATAATTTACCCAGACGGCTCTTACGCACAGCTATTGGATGGTGGATGGCCTACAGACCCACCATTAACTGAAACTAAAATGATTTACCAAAAAGGCACAATGTATGACATAGAGTATTTGTTTAGAGCAATGAATGGCTTTTATGCGGACTATGAATCTGGATTAAACGGCCTTACTGCTGATAAAGGTTGGTTACAACCAATTCCTATGGAACTGCACTTAGGTGCTGGATTAAGATACTTAGTACGTGTAAGTAGCTTAGACTTAAAGCACATGATGTTTAATGAAAGAATGGTTCCTATACTTACAACAGTAAACATTGTATGTACAAGATACTACGACACAGCAACTGGGAAGAACCAAGACGGTGAGTTTGACAGGTCAGTTTATAACCCAGAGAGTCCAGGGAGTACTGCAACCTCATGATATACCTAGATAGCAGATACGCTGACTCAACTGTATTTAAAGCTTGGGACTCTAGAAAGTCTCAATACAACTTAACTTGCTTTAGAAATTTCCCAAGTTACAGACAAACTTTTTTTATGTACGAGTATGTAGAAAAAGACCGTCTAGACGTACTAGCTCACAAGTTTTTAAATAATCCTGGGTTGTGGCATGAAATTTTAGATATAAATCCTGAGATTATTAACCCAAATGAAATTGCTCCTGGAACTTTATTACGGATACCTAATGCGTGACCCACAACGTCAAAATAGATATGGCAGCTCATTTACTGTCTCATTTCCAGATTTTCCTGGGTTTACTCAGCTTCCCTACTCACTTACCTTAACTCAAAAAATGGGTAGTCACGATGTGTTAGAGATGCATTACACCTCTCTCAATGTTAACTACGTAAAAGCTTTATCCACAGGTGTAGCTGTAACTGTTACTTGGTCTAATGACATGACTTCAGGTACCTTTATTGGGTACGTATCAGATTTAGAGTACCCAACTTCTTCTAGCATTGAGAAACCATTAAAGATAACTTGTTTAGCAGCTTCTTACCCCTTAAAAGAAAACCGTCAAAAAATTTGGAAAAACGCAACTGCAAGCGAAGTAGTAACAGACATCGCTAAGTTCAACAAATTAAAACCAGTAGTTACAAAATCAGATATTCGGTTTCCTCAAATATCATTTTCTGGACAGTCTCAATGGCAAAAAGTGCAAGAATTAGCTCGCTCAATTGGGTACGCATGTCAAGTTGTAGGAGTAGAGCTTCATTTTCATCCTGTAGATGTAATGCTACAAAAGTCGTTAACTACAATACCTGTAATGGCATTTTTAGAACGAGACATACCCTCTACAGCTCAACCAATGTCACAGACACTAGACCATTTTGAAAGTACACAAGGTGATTTTGGAAACTTTCGTGGTAATTCAAAATCTACAAAAATTGTAGGAGGGGTTGACCCATTAACAGGAAAAGTGTACAGAGCTACCTCTTCACCAGCCTCTGTTGGAAAAAACATGAGAGCAAAGAATAGAGCTCCTTTATTTAGTGACGTTGATACAACCATTGTCGTAATAGACAAACTAAGTGCACAAAGTTTATCTGACGCAAAAGCAAAGCTTGCTAAGTTGTCTATACCTGGGTATGGATTTGGTCAAGGAGACCCCAGAATTGCTCCTTGGAGAACTATTCAAATAGAGGGTAGTGCAGCGGGAAGTAATGGTTTTTGGGTAACATCAAAAGCGGTACACACTATAGTTACAGATGGTAAATACACTATAGAATTTGAGTGTGTAACTGACGGTACTGGAGATAACACTAATTCTATTATCCCAGGTGCTCCTACGGTAGACCTAAACGAAGCCCTTACAACAGGTGCAAATAGACCTACCAGGTATAAACTAAGTAATTCAGAACCTATGACTAATGAATCTGTGACTGGGTATAACGTTGTTCCGAGAAGGTGGGTAGCAGTATAATGGCTTATGAAAAAACAATATCCCTTCCTTTTTCTATTGACACATTCGGGATGATAGGAACTACAACTCAGCAATCTAAAATTTGGGCTGATAAAGTTCGTTCTGTAATAGGCACTTCAGTTCGTGAAAGAGTTATGAGACCTACATTTGGTACTTTAATTCCTTATGCACTGTTTGATGATGAAGAAACCGCTGTAATGGAAGTACAAAACGAAGTTACCAGTGCGTTT